TATTAGGTACGGATATTGAAATTTAACGAGGATGCCGGAGCCGAACTCCGGCTAGATCACTGAAAAACGCAAAATCTCAGTTTTCCGGAATTTATTGGAAACGGGAACTAGAAAGGAACGCGGCGGATCGTTTTGCCGGAGTTCTTGACGCAGAAATGAAAAAATCCCGCGTTCGCGAGATTTTTTCATAAAGTATTCTTTTAATTTTGGTGGCGCGCCAGGCAAGCGTACAACCTTAATAAGATTATAGGTAGTTTATAGGTGGAGCACTCTGGAGTATTGTCAATAAAAATCCTTTAAAAACAAACAGAAAATAACAATTTTAAATTGGAAAAATTTTCCGATTGGGAGCATTAAGGAACAGAAGAAGATTAATTTTGCTATGCTCACTGTGGTGTTTTTGAAGTGTTTATCGTGATGAAAATAAAGGTTACGCTTAAGAATTATCTGACTCTGCCGGAGGGCTTCTATACGGTTGCGCCGAACTTAGTCTATATCGTTCGGGGCAATACCAGACGCTTTGTATTTCGCTACATGTTAAACGGCAAACGTTACGATAAGTCTATCGGCCCCGTTAGCAAGGTTGATCTTACTCAAGCCAAGAATACTGCCAAAGAGTTCCTAGGTAAATTGGCAGCGGGCGAGTCTTTGTTAAAGACAAAGAAAGAGAAATTAGAGGAGGAGTATCTGAAAGACGATACGCCGCTCTTTAAGCGCTTCGCCGATCAAACATTGGAAAAGATCAAAGATGTGAAGTGCTGGCGCAACGAGAAGACCTACACCAATATGGTGAAGTACTTCGATACCTACGTCTATCCAGTCATCGGAAATAAAAGAATAGACGAGATCAAACGTACGGACGTCTTGGCCGTCCTTCAACCGATATGGATAACTAAGAACGAGACAGCGCAGAAGATCCGGACTCGGTTAGAAAACATTCTTGCCTATGCTGTAAACGACGGGTACTTGGAATTTAATTGTGCCCTGTGGAAGGGAAACCTTGACCAATACCTACCACCACCATCTAAGGTTAAGACGGTTCAGCACTACACCTCCATGCCCTTTGAGGAATTACAAGAAAAAATCGGCATCTTCCTACCAACGAATAATAGAACTCGCCAAATCATTGTATTTACGATTTTGACAGCATGCAGAGTAGGAGAGACAAGTGGGGCTAAATGGTCGGAGTTTGACTTTGAAAATAATATTTGGAGCATCCCGCCGGAGAGACGTAAAGATGGCAAACCCTATCCACACCGAGTTCCGCTGAGTCGCCAAGCTCTGGAATTGCTGAAATCTATCGAGCGCACAAGTGAGTTTGTGTTTGCTATCAATGGCGAGGAGGGTAGTAAGTATTCACTTACTACGATGTTTAAACGCATGACCGGGACAAATGCCACGATGCATGGGTTCCGCTCGACTTTCCGAGATTGGGCGGCTGAGAATGAAATAAACGACAGCGTTGCGGAGAAGTGTTTAATGCACTCTGTCGGCAACGCTGTCGTTCAAGCGTATCAAAGAAGCGACCTGTTGGAATTACGCCGCCCCGTCATGCAGGCTTGGGCTGATGCTGTTCTTGCTCTGCAGCCGGATGGGCAACTTAGCGAACCAGTCTGAAAATTCTTTTTCCGTCCATACCTGGCGGCCTTTCATGTAGCGGCCGCTAGGGAAGAAACCTTCACGGATCCAGCGCTCTATTGTTTTAACGTGACGTCCTGTGCGAGCGGCGATATCACTTTTGCCGAGAATCTGTTTGGTCATTTTTTATCCTCCACGGGGTTACTTCTTCTGACCTCTTCCAAAGCAATCAGTACTTTAATGCGGTTCTCGATACACTCTTGCAGCGCGGTCCAAAAGCTAAAGTTATATCTGACGGGAGTCTCGTAATACTTTTTGACCGTCGCCCCGAGCACCCCTTTGTCTTTTAGGAAGCAGGCGTACCAGTATGAAAGCTCATGCCTTTCTGAGTCCGACAAACGCAAGGAGAAGTGGCTTTCCGACTGCCTTTTCAGGTACCACAAAGCTTTTTTAAGGTCCTGTACCTCCGAGGCGCCCTCCTTGTGTCCTGCCCTAAAGCAGTATTTGATGGTGTTTCCGAGGCAAAAGGGCAGACGCTCGCAGAAATCGATCGGCTCTAAGCGAATGGACTGCTCTTCATAATGCGCAGGATGGTTGACAAGATCAGACATGGCAAATCTCCTTCAAATCCATTTTCATAAGACGAGCCTTTTCTTCCAGGAGCTTCTTGTATCTGGTCATAGTCTTGAACTGTTGCCATAAATTTTTGTGAATCTCAGGATCAATGGGCGCAGTCTTGCCTTGCTTAATTGCCCACAAGAAGTTACCGAGTTTGTTTTTTCTGATCGCCAATTGTTGGTACTCGGCAATCATCCGCTCCTCAACACTTCCGGAGAGCATGAAGTCGATGGTGTCCTTCAGATCGAGCTTATCGGTCTGGGTGCTCTGAAGTTCCTCCTCGATTCTGGAGATCTGACGGTCACACTTTGCATCCATGAGTTTCTCAACTTCGGTCTTAAACTCAGGGTCGCTTTCCATCAGGTACTCGATTTGTCTGGCAAGAACCAGCACATCGGCAAGCTCCTTCATGCAGTCAACTGCCGCGGCATCTCTCTTTTCTTTGAAGCGGTTGCGGCCTGTCTTGCTTAGCAGTCGGTTGTATACGTTCCACTTGGCAGAAGCCGCACTGTATTCCGAGCACTCTTCTGCCAGCTTTAAAAGCTGAGTTCCCAGACCGTAATGGTCTGCAATCAATGTCAATTTATCTTTCATTCTTATAACCTCTGAAAAACTCTTCCACGTTGGGTGCGCCTAGCTCCTTCAGGCGCTTGATGCTTAAAGAGTAGGCATACCCGTCGTAACGAGTAGGGCCCGTGAGTTCCTGATAGATGATGCCTTGTAGCTTCAAAACCTTAAGAGCTCTCCTCAGCGTCTCGTAAGCCAGACCTGAGACCTCCTGCAAACGGGTCAATGTCACTCTGCCTCGAAGGTTGACGTTGTAGAGAAAGAAGTAGAGCAGAACCCGTGCAGAATAAGGAAGGTCCTTCCTTCTTAGACACCAATCAGGCAACGTCTCTATTGGTTTTCTGCGTTTCGCGAGTGCCATTAGCTGGCCTCCTAAAGTGGCGCTGATTAAGCACGGCTCTTGCTGAAGAGGAGATCTCTTTAACGCCGTGCTCTGTACTTTTAGCGTGCTGTTCGTCCACGATCTGAACTGCTGCCAGGAACTCCCGGACCGTTCTTTGAGGTGCAAGCTCGAGCGCCTCTTTGAGCATCTCAACAATCTCCGCACATACACCCTGGAGGTCCTTAAGTTCTCCAGCTCGGGCAACGTAATGTGCCGTTACTCCGCTGCGTTTTCTTTGTACGATGTTTGCCTGAGCATGAAGGGCCTTGTAATGATGCTCTCGAAACTCAGCGACTGCCGCCTCCTGACCTTTGAACTTCCGGTCAAACATCAGCATGCCGCCCCAGTTCAACAGGTCCTGGAGCTGATGCATCTGGTCGTCCGTTGCCGTACCTCGAGGGAGAACGATCTCTGCTACAAGACCGATTTTGTTAAGGATGTCTTTAATCTCGTTGATCCATTCTCTCGGGTAAAAGCATCCGGAGCAATGGACGGGTCTTGCTTTGTATGACTTACGCGGCTTTTTGTTCTTGGCCATTTTCTTGCTCCTTTGCCCGCCGTTCTTTTTTCTTGAAGGCGATCCACTCGCGGTTTCTCGCGTAATAGTCCTTTTGATAATCCTTATCGTCTGAGCTGAGACCGGAGTATCTTCTTTCGTACCCAACCATTAGTGCATGGTGGTAGGAGAGATGGATTGTGTAGTGCGCTAACCCTAACTCTTCCTCGATTTCGTACGGAGTTTTCCCGGCTGTAGCGAGCATTCGCACCTGCTGATCAATCGTCATCATCGTCCCCTAAGATTTCCTGCTTCCTATCCAGAAGTACATCCAACACATCTCGTTTGGTTGCCAGTCTTTCTTTAACTGCTTCGTCGAGTGTTCCTTTGGCTATAAGGTAGTGAACGAAGGTCGGACGATCATGGCCTGCCTGAGCCTGGCGGACCGCGCCGATACGTTCAATGATCTGATCGTGTAGTTCGAGTGACCAAGTGCAGGAGAAAAAGACAAGGATGTTGCCTCCGTCCTGCAAGTTAAGTCCGTGACCGCAAGATGCCGGATGAGCGAGCAGCAACGGGACCTTTCCTTCATTCCAATCACGAATAGTCTGCGGTGACTGGTCGAGCACTCGGGCGAAAGGGAAAGCCTGACGGATATGTTCCACCTCATGTCGATAACTGTAGGCGCACAGCACCGGCGCACCATTAGCTTCTTCAATAACAGACCCCAAAGCTTCGATCTTTGCAGTGTGGATAATGTTGTACCCTTCGCCGTTTTCAGTGTAGACCGCACCGCTTGCCATTTGCAGCAGGCGATTAGTTTTGACCGCAGCGTTTGCGGCCGTAATTTCTTCTCCGCTTGCAAGTTCAAGATAGAGCTCACGAGCGAATTTCCTGTACTGACGCATGACGTTCTTAGGCAGTTCAACCACAATGTCATTAAAAATATTCTTCGCCACATCGAAATAGTCCTCAGGGTTTACGGTTATCGCAACGTCAGAGAGAAGGGCTCTGATCTTTTGGTCTGATCCTTCAAAGGGCCTCCACTCGCACCAGCGCTGAGCGGCTCCTCCATGCGCGATCGGATAGAAATATTTCTTTTGGAAGGCCGAGAATGACTTGCCGAGTCTTTTGCCTTTGTCGATAAACCACAGCTGGCCCCACAAGTCGAGCAGACCGTTAGGCGCCGGAGTTCCCGTAAGTTCAATGAAACCTTGAGAGCGATAGGCAACAGAAGCGAGAATCTTTGCTCTTTGCGTGCCCTGACGAGAGCGGAAACCTTTGAGGCGCGTGGCCTCATCCACAACGATCAGATCAAATTTCCACTTATCACCGCAATAGTTGACGAGCCAGGGAATATTTTCATAATTGATCGTATAGATGTCTGCCGACATCTCGTACGCCTGTACTCGCTGACGCTGGTTGCCGCAAACAACCGATACTCGGAGGCCTTTGAAGTCAGTCCACTTTTTGAGTTCATCCGGCCATGTACTTTGAGCCACCCGCAAGGGAGCAATAATGAGTGTCTTGAGCTTCGGGTGCTTAAGTCTGATTCGACGGATGGCTTCCAGGGTGGCAGACGTTTTGCCGAGCCCCATGCCTGCGTAAACGGCACAGCGTTTTCGGCTCATGATGTGCCGGATGATCTTTTCCTGATACGAGCGTGGAGTATATTTCATAAATCCCTCGTCACATCCATACCGCCGAAAAGTCCCCAGCAGATGGCAGTGCGGATCGACTCTTCGTTGTTGCAGACAAAGACTTCAAAACCGCCTTCTTCTGAAAGGAGATCAATCATGCGCTGCTGTGGAGGCGAGAGCTTGCCGCGCTTCGGAGCTTTGAGTTCAATGAGAATGTGCTTGCCGTCACGCATGAGAAGCCAATCAGGTGCGCCGATTGTTCCTTCAAACGATAGCTTGTAGGCGGTGATGTGGAGCTTCTTGCAGAGCTTCTTTAGGAAGAGCGTGTTTTGTCCTTCCGGCGTTGTCATGCCGCGTCTCCTTCACCAAACCACAATTCAATCGCTTGTAACAGCAGCTCATAATGCTGTTTGATTTTCGGATTATCTGCATGGGACTTTTCGGAGGCCTTTCTAAACTCTCCAATCGTTCCTCTGAAACAATCCCTCGTAAGTTCGACTGAGCCGCCTTTTGTTCTGTATGCGGTCAGTGTTCCGATATTCCTTCCGACGCCGGTAAAGATCTGACAGTCGCGCTCTTGTTTAATTTCAGCTTCACCGCGGACTCGAGCATCGCCACAGACCCGAGCATCGCCACAAACCTGAGCCATGCCGCAGACTTGAGCGTTTCCATAGACCTTGGCATTGCCGCTGACCTGGGCACTGCCATAGACCCAAGCACCACCGTAGACCTGAGCGTTTCCATAGACCCTAGCATTGCCGCTGACCCACGCGTTTCCGCCGACCCAGGCGGTGCCGTTGTGACAAAGGTTCTCTTCTGATTTAATGTAACCGCCTAGATCACCGGCTTTTACGCCACTGAAATCTCTCAGCGCTTTTATTCGGTAGAGTATGTGTGTGCCTATAAGAAGTGAATCGGCTTTGATAATTTCATATTTCTTAATCATTTTCTTCGCCTGTTAGTAGGTTCCTTTTCCGCCGAGACATCTGTATCCATCAGTGCCGAAACGACACGACCTGCACGAGCGAGGTACTCTGCGTCTGCCGCTGAAACGGTTGCCGTAAACCCATAGCCTTCGACAGTTACGGAGATTTCAGAACCGATGTGTCCGTCGCCGTAGGTATCGTCGGGGTGGTCAAGCTTTTCGCCGTATACGATTTCAGCTTTTTTCAACTTTTCGAGATTCATTTGCTTTTCTTCTCCTCCTCGTAGGGCTTCGGGAATGCCCTGAACGCTCGAACGCGCTGCCGCGCATTCAGCCCCCAGTTATCGCTGGACGGGTGATACCAATCAGCTTCAACTTTTACTTTTCCACCACATTCTGGGTCTTCAAGCGTTACCATATACCAGCCTTCGTCGGGCGGTGTTACTTCGGGATATGGGTTCCATTGGTCGGGCGTGTATTCAGGCGCAATGACCAGGTTGGCTTTTTTAAAGAAATAAATGCTCACATCCACGCCTTTAAGTAAGTCGTGGGGCTTACAAAAATACTCATTATTTCTGTCTGCCGATAGAATTATGACGCGACAAGAATCCCCCAACTGCCTCTCGATCTGCGCTTGAACTGACGCCTCGTGAAAGCCTTCGTAAAGCCACTTCTCTAACTCCGGGTTTTTAAACGCAAACTTCATTTGTTGGCCTCCAAAACATAGCGCTTGAAATAAGACTGATGGCTTTGTATTTCCCTCTGAATAACGTCGTTGTAACCGGCTTGGTAGCCGCGGGCGTAAGCAGATTCTTTAGCGGCCTTGGCGCCCGCTTTGTAGCCTTCTTCGTATGCACCCTTGGTCTCGTCTTTTTCTGTGGTCATTTGTTCTCCTTCAGATATGCGTCAATCTTGCGAGACGCGCGGGAAAGAGCTTCACGAGCTGTTCCGAGAGCGTCATGAACGGCTTCGCATACCTCGTACTCCTTTCCGTCGAGGTCAGGAAAATCCGCTATTTCAAGTTCGTACTCCTTTCGACCAATGATTTCCTGTAGGAAAGCGAATCCTCCGATCCATTCCTGCAATGTTTCTTTATCCATTTGCTTTCTCCTCAGCTTCAATACGCTTAATAAAGGCATAGAAGCGGTCCGCTGTTTCCTTTGCCATTTCCTTTGTGAAAACGACCGCGTAGGGCTCATTACTTTCCCCGACTACGGTAATCGTTATGAGCTTCGGATCATCACTGCCAAGCAGCCCATCAACGATGGGAACGAGAGGCTTAACGTCGGCGAAACGCTTATCTTTCTTCAGATGCACTGCCGCGCTTACTCCGATTGTTATGGCTAAGCTCAGTTTTTCTTTATCCATTTACTTCTCCTTATTACCAACAAAACAGACAGATCAGCCACATGAGTGAGGCGCCGACTGCCGCACCGAACGAAAAATAGAAAACCTTGTCGTTCATTTACTTTCTCCTTGAGCGTCGTGGTTTATATCTTCCTTCTCTTACGAGCTTCTTCAATCTTTCTTCTGGGATTAGAGGCCCAATGTGTCCGTATCGCAGTCCATACCAAAGACCAAGCGCCTTTTCTGTCTCATTGGGGTACGCCTCTGCGCTAAACCGGTATTTGGCGGCATCCCATCCGATCTTTTTGAACAACATTTCTTCTGCAAGCTCGGGGGACTTTGCTTTAATTCCGAACTGAAACTCCTTCTTGTTCGAGTTCCAAATGCCCCATGTTCTGCCGCTACCGTTTTCGCGCATCTCACGAAATTTTTTTCTTCCACTCATTTGAATCTCCTTAATCTTTGCGGTATCTATAAGATTCAAACCCTGCTGCCACGAGGGGGAGTCCTTCGGCCCAATCCGGCAGTGCGGACATGAGCTCCTCCATCTGTCGATGATTTCGCGTTTCATCATCAGGTATTTCGCATATGTACTCGTCGTGTACAGATAGAACGATCTCGTAGCCTGCCTCCTCTAGGCGAGGGCCTGCTTCAAGCAGCAGATCGCAAGCTACGGCCTGCGTTGCGTTTTCAACTAAGCGTCCCCCGTAGGTTTTTATGGGCTTCCACTTTTTTGAGTACTGCTCAATGCCGTAATAGGTCATATCGCAGTGGTCGCTGGAGAGGGCCGGCGCCGGATAAACAAGCTTTCTTCCGGAGGGCAAGCGGACATACAGATAAGCTCCTTGCCGTTTCACAGATAGTTTCTTGCCTGCATTAAAGATGTGGTTTGGAGTTCCGATAGCTTCTTGGCAAGCGTTGCCTAAAGCTTCCCAAAGTGCGGTAATGCGGCTGTTGGCTCGCCTCCATGCGTCTGCAACAGAAGAGAAGGCTACCCAAGTTTCAGGCGTCATGTCCTCGACAAGTCCCTTTTTAATCGCCCAGTCGAGCTTTCCTTGGTTCTGGATCCACAACGACGGATCAACTGCCTTGCGAATAGCAGCGACCATTTCTTCGACATCGATGTGGAAGTTTTCCACGAATGTTAAGAAGGCCTTTGGTCCGCCTTGGTAGCCCATAGCAAGTTCCAGCACTTTTCCCATCTGTCGTTGAGCTTTCGTGACTTTTTCCGGATCAACGTTGAAAGTTCTGCCATAGGTAAGTTTGTAGAGGTCATGTCCTTTATGGATCAGTTCGCCTTTTTCGTTTGTCGCCCAATCAAAATCCCAGCCGTCCCTGTAAGGAAGTTTCCACTCTTTGTCTTTGGTAAGCAGAGTGTCGTATTCCATGAATGCGTTTAGCTTCCATGTCTCTCCTGCAAGCCAAGCCAGCACGCGGCCCTCAACGTTTGAATAGTCTGCGATGCAGAGCCTCTTTCCTTTCGGTGCAACAATGGCGCCTCTCACGCAATTGGATAAGACCTCTCCCGGATCGGCCCAAATATCTACAAGGCAATTGTTTTTAAGAGACCAAATAGCAAGCTCAATTTCGTCATTTGCGAGCGTCGGACGGGCTAGATTTTGAGGCTGGAAGTGTCGTCCTGCATATCGTCCGGTACGGGCTGCACCGCGGAACTGCATGGTTCCTTTAAGCCGATCTCCAACGACAATTGACTCTATTTTTTTAAACTTCGCAACGGAGTTTTTGGCTGATTTCACACGATTGCGCAGATGCTCTTTAACTTCCTCAGGTACGTCCGGATCATCCAGCCGCTTATTTATTTCTGCCTTTGTAAAGGATGTCATCTGAAGGTTGTAGCGTTCGTTTAACCACTTCAGATATGCATCTCTCTGAGTTCCTGCGGAGACCTCACCGCCCGTGAGTTCTTTAGTTTTTTCGGCAAGCAGCTTTTTATTGAGCTCTGCCGTTTTGATCGCTCCATGGACTAAGTCCATATCGACGCAGATACCGCGGCGGTTAATCACAGCGTCTAAAACCTGAAGCTTTTGCTCCATAGGCGTGCAATTTACTTTTGGGAGTCGTTTATAGACCTCACGCATGGACTCGATATCCAGGCGACAGTAATTGATAAACTTCGCCCAATCTTCCGGATTGGTCTGTTTATTCCTGACTTTTCCAGAGGGTGTTGGCTTGCAAAATAGATTGATTAAACGCAGGCCGTCTTTGTCTTTTGCCTTATCCTGAGGCAGTCGGAAAACTTCACATAACCCTGCGAGATTCCCGGGAAGGCCGTGCTGATAGGCAATGAGCATGGTGTCCACTAGTGTCTCAAGCGGCAGTGTGGGGCCTCCGTTGGTCTGATAGGAGAGGAAGACGGTATCGAACGCCTGTCCGTTTTGCCATATGTGAAGCCGTTTTCCTAGTCCGACCTCTTCAAGTGCTTTAAGAAGATCCGGCGGCATTGGTTCATTGTGTACGTCCCAAACTTTGGCGGGCGCATCGTCTAAGGCATAGCCCCAAAGCAAGACTCGGGCGTCCGGGCTGGCTGCATACGCATGAGTGCCGCGGGTTCTTAAATTAACGGAACTGAAAGTTTCTAGGTCAAAATAGGCGATAGGTAGAGAATCCATTCAAGTGTCTCCGATAAAAATTTGGAGGCAGAACGTGCATAGAAGCGCTCTTCTATTTAGAACCGGCGGAGAAGGCCACCACGTGGCCTAAAGTCCGGCCCGGGGAAGCGTCCCCGACCGCACACGCTCTTGCCTTATCAAGAGGCACTCGAATGAATGCCCCTATGATAAAGCATCTGCCCTAATTACCAGGCGTTGTCGTCGTCCTCCGGAGGATTTCCTACGGTCGATTGGGCAGACAGGTCAGGGAAGTCTCCGTCTTCAACTCTTACGCCGCCTTTACCGAACGGCTCTCCGGATTTCAGAAATTGCAGGGCGCACAGATCGCATCCGACACCCGTAACAACTTGGTCGTAGCAGAAAAATGAGAGCTTGACGTTTGCAACACATCCGTCAGTGATAGCCTCCGGATCGTCTTCTGTCGTTGCACGTCTCCAGTCGAGGCCGCAGGTCTGAGGAGCCAAATTCTTTCCGCCCTGACCGTTCTTGCCTCTATATTCTTTGCGTTTGGCGTTGATGGCGTAATAAGTCTCTCCGGTGTTTTCGTCTTCAAATTCTCGGCAGCACATATTTTTGGGAGAGTTCGTGGCGATTTTCTTAAGCATCTGAGTTGCTTTTTGCCCCCATTTTTCTTGAGCAACCTTGCTGATCAGATCTTTAACCTGATCAAACTGCTCCTTAGAGATACGGATCTGAGCGCTCCATTCCTTCAGTTTGGAGACTTCTTCCTCAGTCTTGTCTTCGGTTCCATAAGGACGGACAGGGGTGTAAACGTGAGGAAAGGCAATACGTACGTCTTTCAGTACGATAACGTTGGTTTTCTTAGTCATTATGACTACTCCTTAAAGTATTGTGGACAAGACCGTTTAATGGTTTGGATGGCCTTATCGATGGCGGCAGTGCGTTCTTTGGAATAAGGTCTGCCTGTTTTTGCTGCTCGCTTAAGAAGGTCTTGAGCAAACGGCGGTAAAAGCTGGTTTCTATCCTTAGGCTGCTGTTGGTTGATTTCCATCTCCGTTATCCTTGAAATCGTCTTCCTCAAATCCCAGAGATAACGCAGGCGCAGGATCCGTGATCGGAACGAGTTTCGGTGCTCCCTCCTTCCGGACAATGAGCTCTTCAAGCTGCGGCCACTGAGTCTTTAAACCGATGACGGTTCGCTTACTTTCTTTGTTTTCCGGGTCGAGGAGCTTCTTACAAAGCTTTTCAGCCTGAGTCGGACTGATCACTTTGCGGACATACATATCATCTTGGCGAACCTTGAACTTCTTCAGAAGGGCTTCAGCTTCCGCAGCATCCTTCCAAGTGCGGTTTCCGAGGCCTCCGGCCACAAGCTTCACTCCGGGTACGTTTTTGCCCTTGAGGATTCTGTCTTTGATTTCTTCCTCGACGTCTTTGAAGTACTTCTCAAACATCGGGATACTGTTGAAAATTCGACCGAGCATCTCGGCTTCACTGATGGCTGGCGCCGGAAGCTCTACGTCGAGAGAAAGGGCAGAACTGAGGGATTGAGAACGAGCAGGACAGAAGTTTTTAGCCTTGCACCACTGGCATCGTTCAACATCGGGTGCATAGTCTTCCGGTTCTGCTTTCCTCGCTTTTTGAATGGCATTGGCTCTGGAAGCGGCCAAGATGACATCGACATTGCATTTCAGCAGGTCTTCTCTGGAGACGGTCCACTCGGAAATATTGTCGGCTCGAGGTTGGACAATGCAAAGATGAACGGTTTCTACGTTCTGAAGCTCAGGTGCTTGAAGAATTCCGAGCGCATACAGCATCAGCTGCGAGTTGTTTTCGGCCCGTACAATTTTTCCTTCTCCGTGCTTATAGTCGAAAACGAAAAGTTCACCGCCGCTGACAACATAGCAATCAACCGTTCCCCATGTGTCTTTGACACCAACGACTTGAGAAAGGTCAATTGATGTTTCTACTCCAGGACGGACGCACCAGAAATTGAGCAACGAACCACGATATAGGTCTCCTTTTATCGGAGACCTAACCCGTGGCACCT